CAGCTTAATATGCCTAATTTCAGCCCTAGACTTGCTTTGCAGGTTATTGGTACGGATGCTTTGCGTAATAATTTTCATGAAGATTTATGGTTTTTGACACTCAGGAACAGAATTCGTAAAAATCCCGACCAACACGTCGTAATTAGCGATGTTAGATTTCCAAATGAGATCAAATTTATCCAAGAACAAAAAGGTGTACTCATTAAAGTTAATCGTGGTCCAGCACCTGTTTGGTATGAGACTGCGATTCTAGCAAATAAAGGTAATTCCATTGCAAAAGATGTAATGGCGAAGACATATTCTGGCGCTCACCTAAGCGAATGGGCGTGGGTAGGGTCGAAAATTGATTTTGAACTAAATAATGATGATACATTAGAATTTCTAGAAATGCAAGTAAAGGAAATAATTACACAGATATTATAGTCATGGTGCTTCATTTACCGGGTATTTGTTGCTCTCCTAGATAAATACTACTAACAAGAAGCATAATTCTTCAAAGGAGTTAATTATATGGCAGTTTTAGTATCACCTGGTGTAAGCATTTCCGTTATTGATCAGAGTATCAATGTCGGCGCTGGTCCAGGCACCGTTCCACTTATTTTCATTGCTACGCAGCAGGATAAATCAGATCCTACCGGACTTGCTGTAGCTCCTGGTACAACAAAGGCAAATGCTGGTCAAGTTTGGTCTATTACATCACAACGTGATTTAGTACAGACATTTGGAGACCCAGTATTTTATTCAGTAAGCGGTACATCATTAAATGGTTATCCACTGAACGAATATGGTTTATTAGCGGCTTATTCTTATCTAGGTCTTTCAAATCTAGTAAGAGTGGTTCGTGCTGATATCAATACCACACAATTAGAAGCTACGCCTGTTGAACCAACTAGTCCAGCAGCAGCAGGAACATATTGGTTAGATGAATCAGTTTCGACATATGGTTTATTTGTCCGTTCTGGTTCATTCCCCAATGAAGTATGGGTATCTGTTACCCCTAATTTTGTTTACAATTATGCAACTGGAACAACAAATCGTCCGGTTGCAACAAATGGTGTAATAGGTAATCATGCAGTTGTATTTCAAACAGCATCCGGTACACTTTCGTATTGGGTAAAAGGCACCCCTCCAGCAACATATACATCAGCAGCATTATCAGCTTCATCGGCAGGTACATTGATTACTGTACCATCTACAGTTGGTTTGGTAGCAGGAATGGCTCCAACGGTTACAGCAGGCGCCGGCGTATTCGCAGCAGGTACTGTTGTTACATTGGTCAATGGACCGGGTACATTTACTGTGAATATTGCCCCAACAACACCTCTTGTTGCAGCAACAGTTACAGCCGGATTCGCTTGGGCTCAACTCACTGGTGCATCAGGACCGTTGAGTATTGTTATTCAATCTGTATGGCCAGATCTAACAAATGTTCTTACAACTCAACAATATTGGGTTAAGACAGGTTCAGCCGCACAAGGCGCAAGTATTGTTCTTCGTAGAATGGATGTTACACCTTCGGCATTTGTTCAGGTCGAGGCTCCAATCTTAACTAATGATACAGCAGCAGATACTTATTACAGTACGAATGCTACTGGGTCTTTAGGACAGATTTATATTCAACCTGTGGTATTTGGTTCTGCAAATTCGTTAGAATTTAGAATGAATACAGCGGGTGTCTGGGCTCCTTTAGCTATCGTTGTTGGTTCAGTAAGTGTTCCTACATCTGGACCAGAAAATGGTCAATTATGGTTTAATGCTGAACTCGGCGTAAATGGCAGTGGTCAATCAACAGTCGATATTCTTATCGCTGATGGTGCAGGCAGTTGGCAAAACATTAATCTTCCGGGATTTACTTTTGTTGATGTTCCACCACTACCCCCGGGCCCAACATCTCCTTCCTTGTATACACAGTCGGGTGATCCACGTGATAACGTGCCAGCACCAACACTTTATGCAAATGATATCTGGGTTGATACAGATGTTGCACCGTATCCAGTAATTCATTATTGGAGTGGTGCAACCTGGGTATTAGTCAACAATGCCGATCAAACTTCGAATCATGGTATTCTTTTCCAAGATGCCCGTTCTAATCCATTGTACACACAAGGTGGTACAGGTCAAAACAATGGTGGTCCTGGAAATCCAGACTTAGATCCAGATGCACCAGATCCAGATTTGTATCCAAAAGGATTCATGCTTTGGAATACACGTTACTCAACAAATAATGTTAAAGTTTGGGAATCACCATATGTATTTGATAATGTAACAGCCGCTGCCGATAACACAAATAGTGGTTCTAAAGGACGTTGGGTTACAACATCTGGTAATAATGCAGGCGGTGTACCTTATATGGGTGCAGCAGCTCAGAATATTGTTATTGTACAAGCAATTCAGTCAACGATTGTTTCTAATCAAGATATTCGCGCAGAAGACTTGTATTTCAACCTAATTGCTGCTCCGGGATATGTTGAAGCTATTGATGAAATGTTGGTGTTAAATGATGATCGTAAGGATACAGCATTCGTTGTTGGCGATACACCATTCACATTGAATGCAACAGGAACAGCATTGCAAAATTGGGCAACTGATCATTCTGGTGCATTCGGGAATGGTGCTGATGGTCTAGTATCTGCAAGTAAATATTTCTCTTGCTGGTATCCAAGCGGATTGAGTACAAACGTTGATGGAACAGATGTTGTTGTTCCACCATCGCATATGGCTCTTCGTACTATTGCATACAGTGATCAGGTCTCATATCCATGGTTTGCACCAGCTGGTCTACAACGTGGTATTGTTAACAATGCAGCAGATGTCGGATATGTTAATGCATCTGGACAATTTGTAACAGTTAAATTGAATGAAGGTCAACGTGACATTCTATATCAGAATGGTGTCAATCCTATTCGTGTAATGCCTGCAGGTGGTATCGTTGTATTTGGACAAAAGACACGTCAGCCATATGCAAGTGCAACCGATCGTATCAACGTAGTTCGCCTAGAAAACTACTTGCGCTACCAATTGAACAACTTGGCAATGCCATTCTTGTTCGAACCTAACGATACAACAACTCGTAAGGCAGTTAAAGATGCGTTTGATAGATTCCTATCGGAATTGATTACACTTCGTGCTCTGTATGACTTCTTAGTTGTTTGCGATTTGAGCAACAACACACCGGCTCGTATCGACAGAAACGAACTATGGATTGATATTGCAATTCAACCTGTTAAGGCAATTGAATTCATCTATATTCCTATCAGAATTATGAATACAGGTGCAAGCTTAACAGCAGCTTAATAGATAGCTAATTTAAATACCCGCTCCGGCGGGTATTTTTTTCTCGATAAATATTTTATGTTATCTTCCTTCTCACTTCGAAATTATATACAATATTTGCCATCTCAAGAAAATATAGGTTGTTGTACAGCATCAGCAACATTATTAGCTGCAGAAATAACTATGGCTATCCATAATCAAAGAATAAATTTCTCTAGGCTATATCTTTATTACATGACTCGTAAACTTCAAAACAGGCTGGGAGAACATGGTGCAGAACTAAAAGAAACTTTGAATGCATTAACAATGTATGGCGTAGCAACAAATTCTGTATGGCCTTTTTCATATAATAGAGTTGAAAAAGAACCTAGTGTGCAGGCAATACAAGATGCAGCAAGGTATAAATTACATTCATTCGCATGGGCAGATTCATCTGAATTCAAAAAATATATTACTAAACATATCCCCATTATTATTGGTATGAGAACTGGCAGAATGTTTTGGAAATTAAAAGGTCAATTGTATGAACATGCGTATGTTCCTATAAATAATACAGATAATAGGGAATATAAAGGACATGCTGTTGTCATCGTGGGCTATGATGATACTTTAAATAGTGGCTCTTGGATTATAGCTAATTCTACAGGACCTAAATGGGGATTTCAGGGGTATGCTGCCATACCGTATTCTTGTAATGTTGATATAGGTGAATCTTATATAATTACCGACTTCGCAGGAATAATCGCTGGTAAAAAAATTTCCGAGAATTGATAAATAGTATTAGCTTTTATAGCAGGAGATAAAGATGGCAAATTTAGCTAAATTCGGTATTCCATTAGATGGAAATAAACTTGGTATTTTGCATCCAAAGCAAAGATATCGCTTTAGAGTTGTTTGGCAGAATTTTGGCGAGAACAATGGTTTGCGCGAAATGACTGCTAACGTAGTTACATGTACTCGGCCAAAGATTGCATTTGGTATGGTAGAATTACATTCTTACAACTCTGTTGGATTAATTGCTGGCAAACGTTCACCATTTGATGCAATTGAAATCACAATACGTGATGATATTACTAATTCTGTTGTTTCATCAGTTGGCGCACAGATTCAAAAACAAATGAATCACTTTGAACAGACAAGTGCTGTAGCAGGTATTAATTACAAATTCTCGATGGAAGTTCATTCGCTAGACGGTACTAATAACGATCAATTGGAATCGTGGGTCCTAGATGGTTGCTGGATTGAGAGCGCTGCATATGGTGAAAATGATTATAGTTCTAATGATCCGACCATTGTTACTTTAGCAATTCGTTTCGATAACGCAACAAATGTTTCTGGTCCAAATACAAACGATGGTACAACAGTAGGCGGAAATCCATATCCAAATATCGCAAGTCCAACTGGCGGTACTACATTCGCTTAATAGCGAAATTTTGGAGGTGGCTTAGTGCCTAGCTTCTCAAGTCTGTTTACATCATTGACGGGCGCGGGGTTCTATTATCAAAAGAACTCCCGCCATACGTCATATAATTTCAATCAAGATGCGCAATCCTTATATAGGAATCAGCCGCGATTTCCTTTTGAATATTATATTGATATCAGATTAAATCAAGTAGGAACTGCAGGAACATATATTCAGCAGTTCTTTAATAATCCTTCTTGGGCACAGATAAATCCTTTAGTTAAGACTATTGAAATGCCATCATTTAAGATTGAGACGGTACCGCTCAATCAATATAACAGAAAACGACTTAGTCAAACAAAAATTGCCTTTGAACCTGTTAAGGTTGTGTTTCATGATGTGGCAGATGGCAAGACATTGAAATTTTGGGAAATGTATTATAGATACTATTTTGGTGATGGTACAGAACCCGGGAAGAATGATCCGAAACAATCCCAAGCGAAAAACTCCCCTATATCCACTGAATCTTTTCTGAAGCAGATAACTCCAGCATTCAATCCTAATATTGCAAATTTACCTGCTAGTATAAAAAATATGTTCCAGAATAATTCGCCAACCGGAAGTAATTCTCCTAATAATACCGATGGACAGAAGAGTAATTTAAATAATATTATATCTAATAAAATAGATAGTCATATTTTTGGATATAATTTGCCCGTAGTCAATAATATTAGAAATCTAATACAAGAAATTGATATCTATCAGGTACATGCCGGCCGATTTAACCAGGTGACATTAGTTAATCCAAGAATTGCAGCTTTTACTCATGATGTATTGAATTATGCTGAGAATGGCAAGACACTTGAATTAACATTTACATTTGAATATGAATATGCTTATTATACTATTCAGAATCTTTATTTGACCGATCCTGCTAAGAATCTTGGTGGAGAAGAATGGAACTCTTCGTCTATTGAACCATTTACACACGGTGAATATCTCGAATTACCGGCATTAGCATTTAATGCATCATTATTAGACTTTATTGAATCTAATAATCCATTGTTAGCATCTGATAATCCTATTCTACAGAGGGTTGGTAAGAATGTTCAATCTAGTATTGGAGCAGTTACCGGTGCATTTGCATCAGATAAAGTAGTTAGACGAATTAGTGCAAGTGCTCTAGATGGATTAGCACATATTACTCCAACTCCTTATCATCCAACATCTTCGGCTGATATTATAACCAGACCTTTCAAGTCAGCCGCATCTATTTTTTCTACTGCATACAAGGATGTGAATCGTACAGGAGGTAATGGTGGCTGATCCTAATATTGCTACTATTGGACGTTTTAGTTCTCAGATGCTTACAAATCTGGGAACTCAAAGAACAGTTAAAGTAATCAATGGTGCTCCAACAAATACTTTTAAGTATGATACAGGTTCTGTAACATTTCCTAGTCCGGGGTCTACCCTACAAGCTGATCTCGGCGGTGGAGTTGTTGGTAATTATTCATCTAATACATATAATTCAACAAGGTGCTATTTTCTGTCTCGTGGCACCGGACCATTGTATGCCGATACGATGACTGGTTTGGCTATTGATATGGCGACTATGACAGGTATAAGTACGCCAGCATTATTAGAGCAAACTGATTCAATGGAAAGATTACTATTTACGGAAAATGCCTATAGAGCCTTCAATAATCTTAGGGATCCCGGAAATCAAGTAGGAATTGTTACATCTGTTGATAATAGGTATAGTCTACAGGCAAGACAGATAAGGTCTTAAATGAAATCCTATGTTCAAGGACATTATAAACCTGTAAATCCCAGTAAATACGTTGGCGTTTATCCCATAATCTTTCGTTCTTCTTGGGAATTTAAGGTTATGACACTTTTTGATATGAACCCAAACATTTCTAGTTGGGCAAGCGAACCCCTAAAAATTCCTTACCAGAATCCCTTTACAGGTAAATATACCGTGTACGTGCCAGATTTTGTGGTTACTTATGTGGACGCTAAAGGTAGTCAGAAGGCAGAGATTATTGAAGTAAAGCCAGCTAAAGAGACTTTCCTGGAACAGGCAAAAAGTCAAAAGGCTAAGGCAGCAGTCGCATTGAATACCTATAAATGGGCAGCAGCATATGCATTTGCTAAACATCATGGTATGACGTTTAGAGTAATGAACGAGGGCAACATTTTTAATAACCCTAAAGGCAAGGCTTGATGACGAAAAAGATGGAAGAATTTTTTAACCTACCCCCTGCTGAAGAGCTAGAGGCAGAAGAAGAGCCACCTATTAAAACTAGGGAACAATTAATGGTAGAAGCAAAGGAAATTTATACATCCTTAACTACTGCTGAAAAGGTTGATTATGCCTTACCTACGGTAGTGGGCTTAGACATGCACGATAGTGAAATGGATACAATTGCCTTTAAGGCAGTTAAGACCTTTGAAGATCTTATTGCACTAGGTGGCAATGTTCCAGATATTCATGCAGGAAAGATTTATGAAGTTGCCGGACAAATGTTGAAAACTGCGTTAGAAGCAAAGAATGCTAAAGCTGAAAAGAAATTAAGAATGATTGAACTTCAACTTAAGAAAGTTCGTGCAGAACAAATTGATATAGATCAGGGAAATGGCAATAGAAAGTTATCAGGCGGCGGCGAATTTGACAGGAATGAGCTTCTAAAATATATAGTGTCCAATAAATCAGAAAATTCTGATAAATAGTCGTAACACTGGAGTCACTATATGACAGAAAAGAAATCATTTGCCACTTACGTTGCTGAAGTAAAGACAGAATACAAGTATGTCTTGAAGTTTGCCGTGAATGAAATGACCGATGATATGATTGATAGACTTGAAGCATCTCTTGCTAAGTATGACTTAAAATCAGCATCGTCATTTAGAAAAACACCTATTCAGGAAAGCCCACTAGATTTTCCTAATGTAAAGAATACAGCAGTATTCATCTGTGATTTGGTCTTGGGATATCCAGGATCACTTGATTTTCTTAGAACATACATTTGTAATAACGTTGGAATTTCTCCAGCATGTTTAGCAGTGTATTCAGAAAATGATCCTCGTCAGATTGAAACTGATTTGTATCTGGATAGAAATTCAGAAGAATATAAAAAGAAGTACAAGACAAGACTCGGCAGTGACCATGAACAGATTGACGGAACCGCAGCAGAAACTTATGGCGAGAAATACAATACAAGTTTTCTTAAGGAGCTAGAACAAGTCCGTAAGGAACGTAAGATTGTTACAGTCGATAACCCACTAAGCCCTGCAGCAACAACCGATCATTCTACACTGCCGAAGGGCTATGATGAATTTAACGATCCTAAGAGTTTACATAAAGATGATGGGGGCCTTTTTGGAAGAGTAAAGAGAGCTAACCTGTTAAAGGTAGGAGTTCTATAATGAAAAGCATGAGACAAATGATTAACCTTATGGAAGGTGTAATGGCGGTACCTGGCATAGGTAAGAATCTTGAAGAAAAATCTACATCTGAAAAGCAAGCCCGTTTTATGGCAGCAGCAGCGCACGATCCTGCATTTGCTAAAAGGACAGGTATTTCCCAGAGTGTTGCTAAAGAATTCAATAAGGCTGATACAGGAACAAAACAACTCAGTAATGCCATGAAGCATAAGGAAGAAGAAAGTTGTGGTATGGAAGAAAGTAGTTATTCAGCTTTCACACCTGATGAGGATGAAGCAAAGATTCAACATCTAATGCGTAAATATCACCTTAATAGAGAAGAGGCAGAAAATACATTTCATTATCCTGATCAAAATGATGATCCTAATGAATTATATGGTGATATGGAAGAGAGTGTTCCTGCTGTAAATTCATGCAGACAAGAAAATTCAGCAGATGCAGATATAGCATGTGCTATGGAAGAAGGAGCAGGTATGCATGATGATCTAATTGGTGATGCATTAGCACAATTCGATGATTTAATGGCCTCTCATGTTGATCCACAGGAAGCCATCAATCTTGTCATGAGTTGGCAAGACGAAAACGGAGTTGATCCAGAAGCACTCAAAGCTATCAGTGATGCTCTTATGTCTCATGCTAGTTATGATGATGGTGAACCAAATGATTCTATGGATGGAGATTTTGATTCAGCAATGGCATCAGCGGGGCAGGGTTCCGATGAGGATTATGGTTATTATGGTGATTCAGAGGAATTTGAAGAAGAACGTAATGTCAAACCCACAGGTAAGAGAGTAAGCGATATAGATCCTAATGAAATTAATAGTATGATAAGTTTACCACATGAAGCGGCCAAGGCAAGAGCACAAGAAATATTAGCGGCTTCGACAACAAGTGATAATAAAAAATCATATCTTGCTAATCAAATTAATCGTACCAGAAATACAATGGCAGTTATTAAGTTACTCTACGATATGGTATTGAAGGGAGAGGGGCATGGTGTTCAGGGCAGTTCTTATTCTAAGAAATTCGATAATGCGATGGAAGAAGCATTTGATCTAAATAATGGTTATGATGATATTAATGATGCATCTGGTAATGATTATTTTCCAAGTGGTGCAGTTAGTCCTGTTGTAAAGGCAACTGGTCCATCTGGAGCACGTCATGGCGATAATCCAGAACAGAAGAAAATGCAAGTAGCTGAAGTTCACAAAGAACTTGTATATGGCTACAGAAACTTCTTGAAAGAATCAAGTCAAAAAAAAAAGTTAACTGAAAGTCAACAAGTCTCTAATTTATCTATACAAGATATAGGCGGAGATTTGTATACAACTGATGACGAAGTTATTCTCGATGGTGGACTTACCGTCTCTGGTAAGGCAGTTAATCTTCAGGGCGAAGTAGTAGAAATCAATTTCGATATTGATGTAAAGGCTAACGCAGGAATTTCATGGGAAGAAGATGAACAACCAACCGGGTGGAATTATAAAACTGATAGTATCACATATTCATCTTCTTATCGTCCTGAGCTAGGTGATATAATTGTGAGTTCTGTTGAATTCTCGGAAGGCATGGCATTCTATATAAATAATGAAGATTTATATTTGAAAGACGCCCAACGGGTACTCGGTCCAAATGTTATGAAACAATTATTGAATCCTGCCATATATCAGAAGTTATTAGTTTCGGCTTTTGATAAGAAGATTGAAAATATTGATCCACCCGAACAAGACTATCACGAACCGGAGCGTTCCGATTCGCGTTATTAAATATGGCAATTTATCAAGACGATAAACTTGTAAAGCGTGCCTATACAAAGGTAACGTATACAAAAGAACAGATAGATGAATTAAGGGCATGTTTAGATCCTGTCACAGGCCCAGAATATTTTATTCAACATTTTATGTATATTCAGCATCCTACGCAAGGTAGGCAAAAGCTGTCTCTATATGATTTTCAACTCGATCTAATTCATACATATCATACATATAGAAAATCTATCAATATGGTTAGTCGCCAGATGGGTAAGACCACTGTTGCGGCAGGATATCTATTGTGGTATGCTATGTTCAACGATGATGCGACTATTCTTATAGCATCTAACAAATATGATGGTGCCCAAGAAATTATGCATAGAGTTAGATATGCATATGAGTCTATACCCGACCATATTCGCGCGGGTGTAAAAACTTATAATAAACGTTCTTTGGATTTTGATAATAATTCCAGAATTGTTGCTACTACAACAACCGAAAATACTGGTCGTGGTATGTCATTATCACTTGTTTATTTGGACGAATTTGCATTCGTAGAACCAAATATAGCCAAAGAGTTTTGGACTTCCTTATCACCTACACTATCAACAGGTGGTAAGTGTATTATTACATCAACTCCAAATACAGATGAAGACCAATTTGCTGACATCTGGTTCGGTGCCAATAAGTTGGTTGATGCTAATGGTAATGAAACTACTATTGGAGTAAATGGGTTCCGACCATATATGTCTACTTGGGAACATCACCCAGATCGAGACCAAGCATGGGCAGATGCAGAACTTGCAGCACTTGGTGAAGATCGTTTCTTACGTGAACATAAATGTCAGTTCATAACATTCGAAGAAACTCTTATTAATCCTGTCAAACTTGCACAACTCGAATCTATGCAACCTATTAGAAAGACAGGGCAGGTTCGTTGGTATTCTTCCATTAGATCAGAATTGACTTATGTTGTTTCACTTGATCCATCAATGGGTACGGGTGGTGATAATGCAGCTATTCAAATATTAGAATTACCTACACTTATTCAGGTAGGCGAGTGGAGTAATAATAAGGCTCCTATCGAAGAACAGATAAGAACACTGAAACGTATCCTTCAAGAATTATATGAAAATGGAAAACCCGAGATATACTGGTCTGTAGAAAGTAATTCCCTGGGTGAAGCAGCCTTGGTTGTTATTAGAGATACGGGAGAAGAAAATTTTCCTGGTACAATGCTACATGATCCGAAAAACAGATTACAAGGCCGTGGTATGAGACGTGGTGGATTTGTGACAACTAATAAATCCAAGCTCGAAGCCTGTGCTAAATTAAAATTCCTAATTGAATCAGGTAAAATGAAAATAAATTCAAAAGGCTTGTTATCGGAACTTAAAGTTTTCGTATCAAGAGGTAATACATTTGAAGCAAGAATTGGACAGACAGATGATTTAATTATGGCCCTTATCCTAGCGGTTCGTATGACTGATTATATTTCTACATGGGATGATAAATCCCAAGCAGCGATAAACAGTAATGTATCATCAGAAGATGATCTTAGCTACGATGCGCCTATGCCTGTTTTTATATAAAACTGATAAATAAGCATAACAAGGAATTTATCATGGTTGAATTGGACAATCTCGCAGAAAAAGTATTCTCTCTATTAAAGGGAAATGGTCTGCAGATTAAGATTTTTGATGACGCTGGTACAGAGACAACTGATCCCACACAAGGTCGCAGATTTTTCGTTGTCAATCCAAACATTA